GACCAATCTGTACCAATCCAAGTAGGCTTGGACTTTGGCTTGACCCCAGCGGCTGTGATTGGCCAGCGCTTGCCTAGCGGTACATGGCAGATATTGGATGAGATCGTAACTTTTGACATGGGGCTTGAGCGCTTTGGCCACCAGCTGTTAGCTGACCTTAATGCTAAATATCCTGGGATGCAAATCTTAGTCTGGGGCGATCCAGCGGGTATGGCTAGAGATGCGATTTATGAGGTAACTGCTTTTGATTTCTTAAAAACGCTAGGCTTGAAAGCCCAGCCAGCGCCATCGAATGACTTTAAGGTTCGCCGAGAGGCGGGTGCCGCGCCCATGCAACGTCTTATTAACGGCAAGCCAGGCCTATTGGTTGACACAAAATGCAAGTTATTACGCAAGTCTCTAGCTGGTGGCTACCACTTCAAGCGGGTATCAGTTGGCTCTGGCCAAGAAAGATTCCGCGATGCACCAAATAAAAACGAACATTCCCACGTAGGCGATGCCTTTGGCTATCTATTGCTTGGCGGTGGCGAGCATAAGCGAATGACGCGCCCAGGCCAGCCAGCTAATAAGACTTTTGTAGCCCAGACCGTAGCCAATAGCGAGTTTGATATCTTTGCCAGATGAGATACGAAATACCTTTAGCCGCTCTAAATGATGAGATGCATAGGCGCAAGGGGCTTTATTACTTACCATTCGTACCTGACCACTTTGATTTTCTTGACATAGATCAACCAGAGATAACCGTCTTAGCTAAAGGAGACCAGCTCAAATACATGATAGCCAGTCAGGCATCAATGGGAACAGCTGTTACTGCTTTTATCTATAACAGACCCGTAGCAGTATTTGGCGTGGTGCATATCTGGAATGGTGTTGGCGAGATGTGGAGTCTCTTTGATAACGCCGCACGAAACTACCCACCAACTATGCTTAGGGGTGGCAGAGTATTTACCGATATCGCTATGAGATATCTCCACTTGCATCGTTTACAAATTACTGTTAGAACTGATGACAAAAGAGCCTTGCGATACGCACAGGCTATTGGATTTGAAACAGAGTCCGCAATAAGAAAGTTTGGCCCTGATAAGGTTGATTATTTAATGATGACGAGGTTTTGATATGGGTGGTATGTTTGGTGGTGGTGGCGGCCCTGATACAAGCGGTCAGATTCGCGCTCAGCAAGAAGAGAACGCACGTTTAAAACAGCAGGCAGATGATGAGCGTAGAGACTTAGCCGAACAGCAAGCCGCTCGCACGTCAGCTCGCCGCAGAGGCGGTTCAAGAATGTTGTTATCGGATACTCGACTGGTGCCAGAACAAGGCATTGTTGAGCAAACTTTAGGCTCTAACAAGATGGGGGGTGTGTAATGGGTGGCGCATTTAGAGGGGGCGGCGGTGCCGTTCAAGCAGTTAAAGCAGTAGAAGAAGCAAAGCCAGCACCAGCACCAGGAGTTGAAAAGCCAACTCAGGCTCAAGAGCAAGAGGGCGCACGTATGCGTGGCGCTCGCCGCCGCGGCCGTCAACTGTTATCGGATGCTCGCCTCATGGGTGAGATGGGCGCAGAGACTTTGGGCGGGGGAGCTAATCTTGGATAAGATGCAAAAGAAAGTAGAAAAGGTAATGCGCGAGTACAAAGCTGGAAAGCTAAAGTCTGGCTCTGGAGCCAAAGTTACATCGCGCGATCAAGCTATTGCAATCGCAATGAGTAAGGCTGGAATGGAGAAGAAAAAATGAAAGCTGGATTGTACGCAAATATTCACGCTAAACGTGAACGCATTGAAGCTGGCTCTAAAGAAAAAATGCGTAAGCCTGGCTCACCTGGTGCGCCTACAGATGAGGCATTTAGAAAAGCGGCTAAAACCGCAATGAAGCCTAAGAATAAATAATGGCCATTCTTGTTGAGCGCGAGTCGCTCACTACAAAATCTCGCCACGTTTCTCCAAGCTATGTTGATAAAGATGGCAATCAATATCTAACAAGCTCTGATAAGCCATTCCCTACAGTTGATGTAAACCATCTGCGTTTGCATGAAGGCAGAGCGTATTACGTGTATCGCGTTGAGACATCTTTGGCTGTCAATGCAAGCCTTGATATTGCGGTTGCTTGGCCATCTGGAATATTCCCACACGCTGTGTTTAATTATCAATGCGGCGGCGATTCAAGGTTTTATATATACGAATCTCCAACAACCAGCGGCGGTACTGCGCTAACCATTCATAGACGCAATCGATCATTAGAGACATCTAGCACGGGAGCCGCTGTATATAACCCAACTGTATCCTCATTAGGAACAGAGATTTTTGGTGAGATTATTACTAGCGGACAAGGCGGTACTGGTAGCGGTGGTGGCGGGATTACGTACGAATATGTATTAAAGCCATTGACAACTTATTTATTCAGAATAACAAACACCAACTCGCAAGCTCATATTGCTGAATTATTGATTGAGTGGTACGAATGAAAAAAGAACACAAGAACCCTAAAGGCGGCTTGACCGAGGCTGGGCGCAAATACTTTGAGCGCAAAGAAGGTGGCAATCTACAAGCGCCACTAAAGTCTGGCACTAACCCTAGACGCGTTTCGTTTGCCGCTCGATTTGCTGGTATGGCTGGCCCTTTGGTTGATGAGAAGGGCAGACCAACTCGATTGAAGTTAGCACTCAAGGCGTGGGGATTTGGTAGTAAAGAAGCGGCTCGCAACTTTGCAAATAGACATAAGAAAGACTGATATGGCTGAAATGATGCGTTTGAAACCAGAAGAGATTTTAAAGCGCCACGATATAGCGTTGCGTAAGAAAGAGGACTTTAGAGACCTATACGATGAGGTCTATGAGTTTGCTTTGCCACAGCGTAACCTCTATGACGGTTATTATGATGGTAAGGTTGGCGGCGCTAAGAAGATGAACCGCGTATTTGATGCTACTGCTATCAACTCTACACAGCGCTTTGCCAACCGATTACAGTCTGGCATTTTCCCGCCACAGCGTAAGTGGTGCCGCTTAGAGGCTGGCCCTGATATTCCAGATGACCGTAAGGCTGAGGCTAATGCGGCATTGGATATTTACACCGAGAAAATGTTTGCAACGCTCAAGCAATCCAACTTTGATATTGCGATTGGTGAGTTCTTGCTTGATCTGTCTGTTGGTACGGCCGTTATGATGGTTCAGCCTGGCGATGACATTTCTCCGATCAACTACATCCCAGTACCGCAGTTCTTAGTCGCGTTTGAAGAGGGCGCGAATGGCCAGGTTGATAACGTCTATCGCCGTATGCGTATTAAGGGTGAGGCAATCATCCAGCAATGGAAAGATGCCAACATTCCCAGCGATCTGCAAACTAAGATTGATAACAAGCCTACTGAGGACTTTGAGCTAATTGAGGCTACCGTATTCGATCCTAAGCGCGGCGATTACTGCTATCACGTTATTGCTAAAGATACTAAGCAAGAGATTGTCTATCGCAGACTCAAGAATAGCCCATGGGTAGTTAGCCGTTACATGAAGGTTGCTGGCGAGATTTATGGCCGCGGCCCATTGATTACAGCTCTCCCAGATATCAAGACATTGAATAAGGTAAAAGAGTTAGTCCTTAAAAATGCTAGCTTGGCTATCTCTGGTGTATATACGGCGGCAGATGATGGAGTATTAAACCCAGCTACCGTCAAAATTATCCCTGGCGCGATCATACCAGTAGCGCGCAATGGTGGCCCACAAGGCGAGAGTTTGAAACCTTTACCTCGCGCTGGGGATTTCAACGTATCGCAAATTATTATTAATGATCTAGTCCAGAACATTAAGCGCATTTTGCTCGATGAATCGTTGCCACCCGATAATATGTCGGCTCGTTCTGCTACCGAAGTAGTAGAGCGCATGAAAGAGCTAAGCCAGAATCTAGGCTCAGCCTTTGGCCGCTTGATTAATGAGACGATGATTCCAATCGTTAGCAAGACTTTGCAAGTAATGGATGAGCGTGGATTGATTGACTTGCCATTACGGGTCAACGGTCTCGAAGTTAAGGTATCGCCAGTATCGCCATTGGCTATGGCTCAGAATATGGATGAAGTAAGCAATACCATGCAGTTTGTACAGCTTGCTAGCCAGATGGGGCCAGAAGGTCAAGCAACGCCTAAATATGGTGATATTGTGGATTACATTGGTGATAAACTCGGTGTGCCATCGCGTTTACGTGTATCGCCAGAGGAACGTACCTTTAATTTACAACAAGCCGCACAGCAAGCCCAACAAGTAGCTCAGGAGAATCCTGAGATGGCTGTTGAAGCTGTGAAACAACTTACATGAAAAAGAAACTAGAGCAAGCAATAACAGACGGTTGGGAAGGTTTAAACGAGATATCCCTAGACATTAGGGATTCTCAACAAGCAGTAGAGGATTTGAACAAGCTATGCCTCAGAGTATTGGGAACTGAGGATGGCCAAAAGCTCATGGGATGGCTAAGGGCATCCGTACTAGAGCAACCAGTAGCCGTGCCTGGTAGCGACTCCAGCTTTGCTTACTACCGTGAAGGTCAGAACAGCATCGTTAGAGACCTTGAAGCACGGATAACCAAAGCAAGGAACCTTTAAAAATGGAAGATGTAGCGAACCAACCCGCAGAGGCGCAAGCCGATGGCGGCCTATTGGATTCAGCAACAGTTGATGACAATAATGCCGCAGAGCAACAAAAACCAGAGGCTACCGCAATTAGCCACCTGGAGCCAAAAGAGGATGATGAACCCTTAGAAAGACCAGATTGGTGGCCTGAGAACTTCTGGAAAAAAGATGACTCAGCCCCAGACCTAGAGGGCATAGCGAAATCTTGGATGGATTTGCGTAAGCAGATTAGCCAAGGCAAGCACAAAGCCCCCGCAGACGGTAAGTATGATCTATCGGCTTTCGGAGACGTACCAGACACAGACCCAGTTAAAAGCCATGTGCTAAGCTGGGCTAAAGAGTATGGCGTATCCCAGGCCGCATTAGACACTCTGGTTGGCGAGGTAGTTAAAATGGGTGTTGGGGAAATACAACAGACCCAAGCTAGCCTAGCCCAAGAAAAGGCCGCGCTTGGCCCTAACGCAGACGTGCTGATTAAAGGCATGACTGACTGGGCGCGTGGGTTAGTTAACAAGGGAATCTGGGGTAAAGATGACTTTGAAGAGTTTAAGTACATGGGCGGTACAGCCAAAGGCTTAAAAGCTCTAATGAAGTTACGTGAGTCCTATGAGGGTTCGCGGATTCCTACCCAGTCTATGCCAGTAGAAGGCCAGCCGTCTAAAGAAGAGCTGTATCAGATGGTTGCCGATCCTAAGTACAAGACTGATCCAGCATATCGCCAGAAAGTAGAGCGGATGTTCAACGCTACATTTGGCCAATAGATTTATCCTCAAGTAGTTTTGACCCGCCTAGTGCGGGTCTTTTTTTATCCAGATTTAGTAG